GGTTCGTTATAGCGTTGTTGAACTTGTCAACCGACAACTCGTACTCGAACTGTCGCGCGTTCTCTCGCAGAACCTGCACGGGCGTGCCCTGCGCAATGTCGATGCCAGCGTAGCCAAACCCGGCTACGACTTCGCCCTGAACGGCCTTGAACTCTTTGCGCTTGAGCTTGTTGCTGATAGCGAGGTTCGAGTTAATGATCTGGCGCTGTTTCTCCAGCAGGCCGATATCACGCTCGATGAGTTTAGCGTTGAACTCGCCAACCTTCTGAGCCGCCTCTGCGGCTTTGTCAGCAGCATTTTTTTGCGCGACCCCACCAGCTACGCTAGTGCCGATCCCTATCATCGTCATTACTGTCAACGGATCGCACATCGCGTCACCTACAAGTCAAACGTGTTGAGGCGCGGATACAGCGCAAGCACGGTCAGCGGAAGCGGCTGAGTTTGGCGAACATAGATCCGATCATCATCTTCAAAGCCGCCGGGGAACTCCACCGTCTTATCGCCCGTATACAGCGGCACAGCCGTATCCATAGACATCGAGCTGTCACGGAAGTACACGCGATCCACGTCCGCACTCGCAGGCCCGACCTCCAAGCCAACCGTCTGATAAAGCCTGAGCGTGATCGCATGGATGCGCTTTGGTTTGCCTTGGCTCGTTCCATCACTCGACCCCGCCTCTAGACGCAGTGTTTCCATCTCGCTTGTGAAGCCATAACCGATAGCCGCCGTCGTCACGTTGAACGCCATAGAGACAGAGCCATTCGAGACAGTGCGATCAGGGTGCGACGCGCCATTCCCAAGGATGCTGACCTCCTCTCCCGGAATATGCCACAACCCGCTCAGAGTGCTCACCGATGAGCCGGAGTACAGCAAGCCGCTGTCCACAAAGTAAGCATCGGTCGTCTGATCGCCGAACTCAAAGTCGCCGAGTATCTCGATGTATCGCTTCGTCTGCCCGTCAATCGTGCGCTTCACGATCATGTACAACTCGTCTTCGCCGCTGTCAGTCGGCAACGTGGCGATGCTCTCGACAACGGATTGCCCACTACTGAACTCGCCCCCGATGACGTGCTTGTGCCATGCTACCACCTGCTCGTCGCGGCGATACGTCATGCCTAGAAGCGTGCCGTCTTCCCGGATGCACCAGACAATGCTGTCAGGCTCTTGCTGATAGACCAGCGTGGTAATCCCGCCCTCAGTGATGTGCTCGGCCAAGATCGTCATGTCCGGGGCCTGATAGCCCGCCACATCGACCTCGCCGACATAGCGGAACTCACGCACCTTCCTGTTCCCGCGCTGGAGAAATAGCGTCACATCGGCCACTTGGACGGGCTGCACAGTCGCAGTGCCATAGTTCGAGTATTTGCGGATCTGCGTCGTCGTTGGCGTCACAGGCCCATCGTTCGTAGTGGTCAGCACATACTCGCCGCCAGATGTCCCGATCATCAGAACGCGCGTCGCAGAGAGAAAGCGGATGGCGTTCACTTGGCTCGACGCAATCGTGTAGATCAGCGCGTCATCAGCCAGCGTTCCGACCGTGAAGTTCAGATAGTCCGCGCTCTTCGAGAACCAGATCGTCTGCGGGTTGTTGTTGGTGCCTGCGAACACCAGCCTCTGCTCGAAGAATGTCACCACGCTCGGACGGTTGTTGCTGCCGCTCAGGCTCGGTGTCGGGCTTCCCGTGATGGTGGCTGTCGCCAGCGTCCAGGCATTGTGGTCAGTGCGCGAAAGCGTGCGGATGTCGTAGGTCGGATGCACCAGATACATCACGTCCGCACTCTGGGCGAAGTTCAGCGCGGGCAGGTTGGCCGTCGTGTAAGGCGTCGTGATCTCATAGATCTTGTCAGCCGTGCCGCCGCTCGTGAACGTCGTGAAGTTGGTCGTGTCGATGGCATTGCCGAATAGATCGGTCAGTGTGAACGTGTTCGTCGTGACGTTGGCAACGCGGAAGTTGCGCCCGTTCAACTGGGTCATGCCGCCGACGCCGATGATGTAGATCTCGTCCCCATTGGCAAAGCCGTGGCTGTTGGACGTGATGACGCCGGGGTTGGCCTTCGTGATCGCCGTGATCGTCTTCGGAGCGCCGGTCAGAACCTGCAAGCCGTTGCGATACACCCGCATGTATTCGTTGCCGAACTCTAGGATGTAGGTGTCGCTCGTCTTGAACTGGAACGGGATCAGCCGCGTGTAGTTCGCGCTCGTCTTCACCTCGCCGAGGAACTCAGTGCCCGGACGCCGTGCCACACCGCCATGAGGATGCACGACCATATTCGTCAGGTAAGCAAGCCCCTCACGATATTTCTCAAGATTGACCCGCCCTTCAAGCCGGGGGCTGATCTCGCCTGCGGTGAAGGACGATAGTGCGGGTGCAGAGCGCGCCATCAGAACCTCGATTCGATGAAGTCGCTGGCCTCCAGCCTGACCGTCGCACCCTCCGTCGCGTCGATGAAGCGGGCCTCTTTCAGCTTCTCAGCGTAGAGCGATGCCGCGATCTGCACCACGCTCGTTGAGCCGGTGATAGCATAGGCAGCTTCCGTCGCCAGACGCGCAGCCAACACGCTAATCAGGCCGGGGCTGTATTCATTCGGGTCGGTGATGAGCGCCACATACTTGAGCCTCACCCGCGCACTGTTCGTCAGGATCTTGCGCCCCTCGACAACGAACACGGGCAGGCCACCGTCGCCGATCATGTTGTCCCAAGGATAGGCCATCGAGCCGTTGTCGAACTCCAGCACGCGCAGGCAATACGGGTCCGTCGGCAACGGGTACTGGTAGCCGTACCCGAACAGCGGGGTTGACGTTTCCTGCGCCAGCTCCGCGCGCCGGATGAGACAATTCCACGGGTGGTTCGAGAACACATCCTCGCGCACGCTCTCGAAGAGCTGGTTCATCACCCGCGCGGCCTTGGAGTTCTCGTCTAGGCTGACGATGTTGGACGCCCCGATGATGTTGAGCGCGTTGTTCACAATGCTGACGTTGCTGCGCGCCATCGCTCACCTCCGGGTGGTGTGGGGGCGGGTTTCCCCGCCCCTCACAGATCAGTTCACGACATACTCGATGATGAACGAAAGGTCGCCCGCCACAGCCGTGCCAGCCGTCGCAACGGTGCACGAGACGTAGTAGAGGCCCTTCGGGTCAGCCGAGACGCCGCCATCCTGCCAGACGCGCTGGCCGGTCTTGTCGATGTTGCGGGCCTCGAAGGCATACTCGGTGAAGGCGGTAGCCGCCTGACCGAGCGTGATCGAGGTCGCGTAGACATCCGCATCAACCGCAACACCAGCCGTGGTGTGCAGGCCGACGTGCCAAGTCAGCGAGGTCGTGCTGTCGAGGTCGTCAGATGCGAGACGGATCGAGGTAACCGACGCATTGGTGGGGATCGGGGCGAGCATGACAATGTCAGCAGCGTCCAGATCGCCGGTTGCCAGCGCCACGGTGCCCTGCGCGATACGCAGAACGCCGTGAAGCTGATGCGCCGGACTCATCTCCTGCGGGGAAGCCTCGAAGTTCGAGACAAGGGTGCTATTCTTGGTGCCCATGATCTCTACTCCTTACTCGTTGCAAGCGATTTCGACGACTTTGGCTTCTTCCATGCGGGTCGCGCCAATGCTCATGCAGTAGTAGACCTGCGTTGCATAGGACTTGTCCGCACGCTCGTCGATACGGGCGACCGGCTCTTTGCCGACAGCCAGCTTGAGACCGTCCATCGCCCAAGCAATCACACGACGATCATTGCCACCGTCCGTGGTGAGCGGCAGGCGGTTGGTCGTGATGAACTTGAAGCCGACGTAGGTATCAATCTCGCCCTTCACGAGGGCGCGCACCGTGTTGTAGTCCGCCGACGTAACCTCGGTGTCGCCAAGAAGATCAGTGATCTGCTTGGGCGAAACCGCGATGTAGCGGGGGATCGACGGGTCAACGTCACCGGCATCGAGCTTCTCCTTGGCTTGGATCAGCTTCGCCAGCGTGAGGCCAGTACCGCCGACGGCGATCTGGTTGGCAGCGAGGAACGAGGTCGTGGTCGAACCGTCCTTGCCGGTCTTCGCCGAGCCGAGAGCCGCCGAGATGATGACATCATCCATAGCGCGCCCCATAGCAGCGGCAGCCGCACGCGAATAGGTCGAGGTCGGGTCGATGAGCATCCGCACCTTGTCCTGATCGTCGATCAGATCGGCGTACTCATAGTCCGACAGCGTGACCATGCGGCGCGAGTGGGGCGTATCGACAATCGGAGTATCCGCATGACGCGATGTCCGCAGCACGGCAGCCGCCGACCCAACTTGATCGAAGAACGCTTTCTCGCCATTCACAGTCTCGACATCAACAGCATTGCGCAGCAGAGAACCCATCTGCTGAGAAAGCATCTGCACGTTGGCCGAGAACTGATTGACAAACGCGGTAGTGATTTGCGTTGACATTTCAGTCTCCTACAGAGGTTTCAGGGTTACTCGCCGTGGTTATCCGAGACCGGGCCGTGGCTGCGGCTTAGGGCCGTTACTCCACCTGTCACACAGGTTTGACAAGAACGAGGGCGCTGACGCTTATCCCGCACTTGGTGTCTTATACTCCCAAAGCCGAGCGACTTCAGCAACAATTTTGTCGTGGGCCGGGTGATACTTGTCCATGTAGGCCGGTTCCCGCATCAGGATGTTGATCTGCGCAGAAGCCTCGGCTGGCGTCATAACGGTTTCCGTCGTCGCGCCCTCTAGCTGATCCTCAGCAATGTTGTCCGCCAGCTTCGCGAACATCTTCACGACTTCGGGGTGATCGCCCAACATGCGCCCGTCAGCGAGCTGGATCTCATCGAAGATCTCGGTACCGCCGAGCAACGTAATCGCGGCACGCTGCGCACGCTCCAGCTTCTGCTCGAACGCAAGCCCGAACTCCTGCCGCAGCGACTGCTCCGCGTCGAACCGCGCCTGCTCAGACTGTTCACGGAACCGTTGTTGCCCAGCCGCCACCGTCTCGTCGTAGAGCGATGCCACCGCCTGCAACTGTTTGTTGTTCAGCCCGGCCTCGACACCACGTTTGCGCAGGGCTTCGATGTGCTCTTTTTGCAACGCCGGAGCATTGATCTGGTATGCGTTCGGATCTGTCGGAGCACCCAGCCGCTGGAACACGGAACGCCACTCGTCATCCGTCGCCGACTTGCCGGGAAGCGGGATCTTCTCCGCACCGATCATCCGTTGAGCGTGCACATAGCTCTTCGCCAGTGACGCATGGTCCGTAAAATTCCGCAGCGACGGTTCCGCACGCAGATCTTCCGGCAGGCTGTCGAAAAAGCTGACCGGGGCTGAGGTCGCTACTGCGCCCTGAGACCCCGCGTCAACCGGGGTTGCCTCTTCACTCATTTGGTTGTCCTAACCTTTTCGCGCTCCTCGACGAGCATCCCGGCAATGAGAAGGTACGCATAACGCTGCCCTTCGAGAAACGCTGATTCATTTGGATCGCCGGGGACGTGGGTTGTCTGCTCAAAGCGAAGCCGCTTCCGCAGATCCGCGATCACACGCTGTCCGTCATCAGTGCCGAACGTGCGGCGATACGCCAGTTTCAGTGCCTCGATTTCTGTCATCTAACCGCCTTCACCAGGGGGGCCATTGCGCCGCCGGCCTCGGCCGCCATCATGGCCTGCTGCATCTGCGCCGTCGCCGGGATGCCCGTCGTCTCCGCGATGTAACGGACCAGGCCGTCGGCATCGAGGAAATCCGTCACCGGGGCAACCTGGCCGACCTGCAACATGATCTCCATGCCACGCATCACGGACTGCAAATCGGTCAGCTTCTGCGCCTTGGCAAGGGGCGACACATACTCGATGTCGATGTCCTGACCCTGCAACTCCTCCGGCGCGGGCGGCAGTAGGTTCTGACGCAGCATCAGCGCGAAGACCCGTGCAATCACCGGCTGCAACAGCTCCGCCTGCAAGCGCCCCAGCACAGGCCCGAGCAGACGCATCTTCTCTTCGTTGCGCTGCAAGACCTCCGTCGCCGTCATCGCAGGCCCGGTCGAAAGAAGAAGCTGATCGACATAGAACGCCTGCCGGATCGCGGCCCGGCGCTGCTCTTCCATGTTCAGGCCCAGCGCATTGTTCGCGCCAATGTTCAGCGGCTCCATACGATCCCGCGTGCCAGCCCTGTAAAAATTCAGCGAACCCGGCGTCGTCCTGATCGGCAGGATGAACCCATCATCCGGCACCATCAGCGGCGGGTCGATCTGCTTCTGAGCAGCACGGATCGTCACCTCGCTCATCTTGTTGACCATCTTCACGTCGGGCAACGCCGTCATCGCCGGGGACCGCCCATAGGTCGACACGCTGTCCTTCACAAAACGCGGCACCTGAAACGGGAACTCGTCGTACCCGCCTTCGCTCAGGAGCGCCTTCGTGGCCGCATGGTAGTAGATCGAGGCAAACGGCTTGTTGCGCGCCGAACGCCCAGTCCGCCCCTCACGCGGGACCACAACATGGATGATCTCATGCTCGTTGTA